AGAAATCACAAATGATTTACTTATTGAGACTACTTGTAATGACTGTGAGAGTATGTTTAACGTAACTCCAGACATGGCAGATGGTATGGAAGAGAACTTTAAAAATCTTTTTCTAGGTAAGCTAGAGTTTGACGATATAAAAGGAACAGCTTAGGGTATTTCTTTAATCGTAAATTATCTATTAAACAAGTAGAATCAACTAAAATTTATGGAAAATGAATATTATGGAGATAGTCTGGAATCAACCCCAGACTATCTTTTTATGAAAAAAATGTGGATGGAAGACTTGGAAAAAGTTGAAGAATCCATTATCTTTGTAGACCCGCCTAAGTTTAAGAAAGATCAATTATTCAAAGGCATAAACGTAATTTTAACCACAACAGAAAATGAAAAAAACATTCTACGAAGTCCTATGGGAACTAGCAGTCAAAGAGAAAATGATAGACAAGTGGATTTACGAAGAGAAACTTCTGAATAATGGAACTACTTTTAGTTGGACACCTAAAGCACTTGAAGAACTTGACATAAGTGAAGTAATATCTGCACTTAAAGTTGCTAGACATTCTGATCCTATTAAGATTATTGACAATCTAACCCCACAACCTGAAATACCTATTACATGGGTAACAGAGTTTATCGCTAAGTTTAGTGCAAAGAACATAGGAGTATCAGGAAAGACTACTGACAAGGTAAGTGTGGTTAAGCGATTGATTAAATTCTTAGCAGAATACGATTACACTCTAGATGAAATAGCCAAAGCTACTGACCTTTACATAGATACCTTGAAAGGACAAGGATCTATTAGGTATATCAGAGAGTGTGGTTACTTTATCTCTAAAAAGATTGATGGAGTAGAACAAAGCGACTTAGCTAAGTGGTGTGAAGAATTAAAGAATGGTACTGGACCTGCTTACAATAGCCATCAAATTCTATAAAGATGAACTTTGAAAGTATAATTTCCCAAATAGAAAGAAATAAGATAATCAAAGAAGCAGGAGGGATAACATCTATTGCTCCTCCCTTTCCTAGATTAGCTCAGTATTATGGAGGATTTACTAAAGGTTCTATTACTTGTATTACTGCTGCATCAGGTGTAGGTAAGTCAAAGTTTGCAAAATACATGACTATCGTAAACATCTACAAAGCAACAAGAAATACAGAGATTACTCCTAAGATATTTTATTTTGCTTTAGAAGAAAGTGCTACTGACTTTTGGCTATCTTTTATCTCTATTTATTTACATCAGAATCACAACATTACTGTTACTGTACAGCAATTAAAATCTATAGGAAACTATAGTGTAAGTTCTGAGTTAATGACTAAGATAAGAGCTGCAGAAACCTTTATTACTAATTTACAAAACATTGTAGATGTTATAGATTATATAAGGAATCCTACAGGTATAGCTAAGTACGTAAAAGCGTACTTCGATAATCCAGATGTAGGAGAAAACATCTACAAAGACTTAGATGATGGTAGAAGAATTACTACAGGCTACAGATACAAATCTGAAGACCATTGGGTATTCTTTGTACTAGACCACATTAGTCTTTTATCTAATGAGATAGCTCCTGACACTAAGATGAAATTAAGTTCCTATCAGACTTTTGACTTTATGATTAAGGATTATGTATTAGACGTGTTTTCTAAGCGATATAAGATGGCTAGTATTATTGTCCATCAACAGACTCCTGCATCAGAAAAGCAAACCTACACCTACAAAGGACAGTTAATGGAAGAGAAATTAGAACCTTCTATGGAAGAACTCCACATTAACAAGGGTGTACACCAAGATTACGAAGTAGTTCTAGGTTTATTTAGTCCAACAAGATATAACATAGCAGTCCATAATGGCTATGATGTAACATTGCTTGGTAACAAATATCGCTCTCTTAAATTCCTTAAAGACCGTTACTATGGCTTAGAAAATTCAAGCGTAGGACTTTACTTTAATGGAGCTAACGGAAAGTTTGACGAGTTACCAAAACCTGAAGAGATGAATAATCCTGTAGGTAATCATTATGAAAAGTATTTAAAATTATAAAATTGTAAAAGCTTATGAATAAAAAAGATGAATTTAGTCCTGAATTAACCCAAGTACTCACTCATATGTGTAATATGATTGAAGTAAACTACGATGACGTAGATTTTAGTTCCCCTACGTGGTATTGGGACCATACCTGGACAATGGCTAAAGAAGAAGAATTTATAGATTGGCTAGCTAAACTACTTTATAACGACACTAAAGTAAGAAAAGCAATCTTAAGTTTCCCTTCTAAAGATAAAAAGCGTTGTCAAGCAGGAGCAAGATTCTTTGCTTCTATGTACGGATGGAAAATAATAACTGAAGATTTAGATAAATTACTAGAAACAAAATAAACAAAATAAACTAACTATATGTCAAGCAAACTAATCGCTATCGTAGGTCCTTCAGGTACTGGTAAATCCACAGCTGTAAGGACCCTAGACCCAAAAGAAACATTTATTATTAATGTAGCAAGGAAAGAATTGCCTTTCAAAGGAGCAGAAAAGCTTTACAATCTTGAATCTAAGAATTACATGGAGGTAGATGATATTAATCAAATCACCGCATTGTTACAACAGATCAGCGAGAAAGCTCCTCACATCAAAAACATCATCATGGATGATGCTATCTACTCTATGTCTTTTCTTATGATGAGAAAAGCCAATGAGATTGGTTTTGGTAAATTTGTTACTCTTGCAAAAGATGTAACCAATATGCTTACTAGTGCTCGTAAACTTCGTAATGACCTTAAAGTATTCTATGTTACTCACTCAGAGAACATTGAAGATGATGGACATATCGTAGGTCAGAAGATTAAGACAATCGGTAAAGCACTAGACAACCAAATCGTACTAGAAGGATTGTTTACTATCTGTCTTTATACTCACGTAGGTGAAGATAAAGAAGAGAAAGCAACTTATCAGTTTGTAACTAATCGTTTTAGAAACTACCCTGCTAAAAGTCCTATGGATATGTTTTCAGAAACTCTTATCCCTAACGACTTGCAAATAGTATGTGATACAATAGATCGTTATTATGCAGAAGAAACACCAGTAAAAGATAAAAAATAAAACAAAACAAAACAAAATTAAATTATGAAATTCGATCAATTAGAAACCAGAGAGCCTGGAGCAGGCAAAAAATTGTACACAGGATTTGCTCCTGTTCAAGTTGTAAGTGTTAATCCTACAGCTAAAGAACTTGCAAAAATCCTAGGTATTGAAGAAGACAAAGTTAAAGAGCCTACCTATGAGTCAGAGAACGGAATGCGTCTTGACTTCTGGTATGTTAATCATCCAGACTTTAAAACAGATTTGCGTGGTAAGTTTACTTTATGGGTAAATAATGACACTCGTATGTCTCAAGCAGGTAAGAAACAATTCATTGACAACTTTACTAAAACTACATGGGCTGAGAACCTTGCTACTCTAAGTGAGTATCAAGCATCTATTGACCCTTCTCGTAGATTAGATATGAAGAGTGTACGTGAAGCTAAGGGCGGAGAAGAAACAGTTTATTCTTTGCTTAAAGCTTATGGTAACATCTCTCCAAAGGAAAAACCATTTGTTCTTGACAACTGGGCTACTATTGCTAAAGGTAAAGGCACTGAGTTAGTAGACTTCTTTGCTCACTTTAACAAAGCCAACATGGGTGTTAAGGTTCTTTTGGGAATCAAAGATGAAAAATATCAAGACGTATGCACTAAGGTATTTGTTAACGTACAAGGTAAAATTACTGAGTATGTATCTAAGCAAATTACAGGTGAGTATGGCTTTAAGAGTTTCTACGGAAGTTATACTTTTAAAGAATACACCGAAAATGATGCTCCTGAAGCAAACGAAACTGAGACTCCTTTCAAGTCAGAATCTATGATGAGTTGGGATACTAGTGAAGTAGCAACAAGTCCTGTTAGCACAGATATTAACGATATCTTCTAAAATTAAAAGTAATCTATTCTCTTTTTTAGAAAAGGGGTTACTTTTGTGACCCCTTTTTTATTGAAGAAGGGTTAAAAACAACACTTATGGATCTCTCAAGCATCGAAATACGACCTAATGTAAAGACTTTATACGCTTTACTAGGGCAAGAAAACCTAATGTCTTTTTACTTCGGTGAGAAAATAGACTTGAGAAAGAAATATAAGAATCCATTCAGATCTGACAAGCATGCTACCTGTTTCTTTAGGTGGAGTCAAGGAGGTAATCTGTATTTTGTAGATTATGCTACGGAGAAAGTGCACTACAATGCAATTGACATAGCTCAAATGCGTACTGCCTATGAGTATCCAGACATTCTATATAAAATAGAATCAGATTTCCAACTTAAGAACTTTAGTTTAGAAGATAGACTTAGATTAGAGATGGAAGTATCCACTCTCAAAAGTCCTAAGCCAGCAGAGATAAAGCCTGCATCTATTAAAGTTACAGTTACAAAATTTACACAGAAAGACTTAGAGTACTGGCTTCAGTTTGGAGTAACAGAAAAAATACTTAAGTTCTATGATGTAAGAAAAGTAGACAAAGCATGGATAGCAGATAACATCTGGTACATTAGTAATACGTTTGACCCCTGTTATCGGTATAAGGAAAAAGATAAGTTTAAACTCTATCGTCCCTATGCAGAGAAGAAAGTTAAATTTAGAACAAACTTCTTTGGAGGTATGCTTGAGGGTTACACCCAGCTACCACACAAGGGAACTATTTTAATCATTACTAAAGGCACTAAAGATGTTATGACCTTACACTCTATTGGAGTGAATGCTGTTGCTGTTAGAAGCGAAACTACACCTATATCAGAGAATGCTTATGAGTTACTTAAAGCAAGATTTGACACTATGTATGTATGGTTTGACGCTGATAGAGCAGGAGAAGAAGGTGCTAAGAAGATTTCAGAGACGTATGGAATTCCTGTACTATACCACCACGGAAGTTTAGGAAAAGACATAAGTGATATTTACAAAAACCACGGAAGAGAAAAATTAATAAAGATATGCCAAGAATTAAGGATATTATAAACGAAGCTTTAGAAATTGCTTTTGACAAGTTAGAAGTAGAAGCACTAGTACGATATAATATTATGTTATTAGTTTTAAAGAAAACTAAAAACAAACAGTATTATAGTAAAGTAATAAATGACATTAATCCAGAAGAGCTAAGATTAAAACGCAAGTTGGCAATGATAAAAGCACATGAACTTAAAGTAAATTTAAATAAGTTTTCAGAGTTTGAGTTAGGAGTAATGCATATTGTTTGTGATATAAACAGAATAACTGTAAAGGATTTTACAATAAATAGTCGTAAACGTGAGCTAACAGAAGCAAGATTTCATTTTGCAGCTGTACTTTTAATACACTTTAACTACACTTACAAGAAGGTAGGTACTTTATTAGGAAGAGATCACTCTACGATTATACATTCTATGAAACAACATTTAAACTTTTCTAATTCTATTAAAAGTTACAAAACAAGATACAATCAAGTTATAAACATGATGGAAGAAACCTACCCAGGACTTATGAGTACTACTCTTAATCCTAATATTATTGTTAGAAGAACTCAACTTAAAAGAAGTAAGCTAGTGAATAAAGATGCAAAAACTAATTGATATTCCAGACGATTGGTATCATCACTTAAAAGACACAATAGAAAGTCCGTACTTTAAAGCCCTTGGAGGTTTCGTAGCTAATGAAAGAAAGACTAAAACTATCTTTCCTTATAAGGACGAAGTCTTCAAGGCTTTTAATTTAACACCTTTTCAGAAAGTAAGGGTTGTTATTTTAGGAATGGATCCTTATCCAGGCAGAAATATAGGAGAACCTATTGCTCATGGATTGGCTTTCTCCCCTAGAAAAAAGACTTATATTACTCCGTCTTTAAGAATGATGTATAACCGTATTAAAACAGACATTTATCCAGACGATCTAAGCTTCCCTACTGATATGAATATAGAATCATGGGCTAAGCAAGGAATTCTTATGCTAAATGCTGCTTTGACTATCGAAGAAGGTAAGTCAGGTTCTCACCTAGAGCCTTGGAAACAGTTTACAGAAGCTGTATTCAAAACACTAAACGAGAGTACTACAGGACTTATATTCTGTTTTTGGGGAAAAGACGCTTTAAAGTTTGCTCCCCTTATCAATGATGATGTACACCACGTACTAGTAGCATCACATCCTGTTTCTGCCGTATACAAAGGTGGAGTTTGGGAATGTGATCACTTTAAAAGAATTAACCAAATACTAATGGCCAGTAATCCAGACGATATAGACTGGCTAGAAAACTTAAAATAAAACAAAGAAATGAATTGGCAAGACTATGAGTCCTTAGGACATTTAGAATTAAAAGGAAAATTAGTAGAGTATCTATCTAATAGAACTAAAATAATAAAAGAAATGGAGCAAAGCAGTGAGTATGAGTACTGTGAGATCCAAGGAAGAATTAAAGAATTAGACGAATTAATAGACTTTATCGAAAACATTAAAAAAATAAAACCATGAATAAACAACAATTGCTAGAATCATCTAGAACAAATTGGACTGTAGCAAAGAAACCTTTGTTTGGTCCTGATGGAGAAATTACTCCTGCTTACGGAGTATTCCGTGAAGACAACAATAATTGTCTTGGTGTAGTAGGATCTAAGTATGTTCCTACTCAAAATGCAGAAATCCTTGACATGCTCTTAGAAGCTGCTGTCCGAGTTAACATTAACGGAGAAAGAGGTGGATTTCTAGGTAACGGACAAAAAGTCTATTACCAGTTTCCTTTAACCGATGTACAGATTGGAGGATCTTATAACAAAAGATTCCTTACAGCTCTTACATCACATGATGGTAGTGCTCCTATGGGCTTTGGTGCAACTAACGTAACTGTAGTTTGCTCTAATACCTTTTATATGGCTCTTAGAGACTCTCAACGTGTAAGACATACTAAGAACTCTCACGAGCGTTTAAGTGGTATTATCTCTCAGTTGCAAAGTTCTCTTACTCAAGAAGAACAGTTTATTGAGAAGCTAATAGAACTCAGTAAGATTTATATTCCCGAAGCAGTTACAGATGAATTTATCATTAACATTATCGGAGGAGATGGAGAAGCGTCTAGAGGTAAAAATCGTATTAACGACTTTAGAACAGCTTTGACTACTGAGTATGAAACACACGAGAACACAGCTTACGCTTTGTTTAACGCTACTACTCGCTTTACCAACTATATGATGGGACACAAGAGTATTGAAGCTAAGCGTGAGTCTCTAATTCACGGAACTGCTTACACAATTAACAACAGAGGATTAGAATTAATTTCTGAAACTTACACTCCTATACACGAGGCTAGATTAACTTTGTAATTGTCTCTTGCATGCCAAAAAGATTAGGGGGTCACAAGATCCCCTTTTCTTTTATTATATTTGTATAATATGTTAAAGAGAACAGCAACAAAAAAGATTCCTGTTAAAGGAGTCCCTGAACCTAAGGAAATTCAAAAGCCTTGTTCAGACTGTGGGAAGATTAAAGCCATAGCCAACAAAACAAAGAGACTATGTGCTACGTGTGTAATGAAGGAGAAGAAAGAAAAGCAGAAAGTCCGTAAAGAACTTAAACGTAAGTTAGAGAAAGAAACTATCAGTCAAAGTAAACTAGACCAGATAACTTCTTGGTTAGTTAGAGGAGCACACATTAACAAATGCCATGCTTGTGAGATTACACTAGACCCTAAGGGATTACAGTGTGCTCACTTTGTAGGTAGAACTAAAGTTGCTACTCGCTATCACCTAACTAATCTTTTACCCGCTTGTCCTAGATGCAATCTATATACTCCTCACCACGTGTGGAACTTAGGTAAGTCTTTAAACAGGATATGGGGAACTGATACTACGGAAGACATGCTACAGCTTTCTAACAAAATATTAAAATTAAGTAACTACGATAGAAAACTTATCTATGACGTTTATAGAACCTGCCTTACAGAAATTGAAGAAGGAAACTATAGCCAAGATCAGAAGTATAAGAAGTTACACCAAGCATTGAAGGATTATAACAAGATAGTGGAACCCTTATTAAAATGATTTATCTAGTAACAAAACAAAACATTTCCCTACCTGATATAACTCTCTGCACAGTACAAGAATCATTAAACTACCTTAAAGACCTAGAGTGGGTTGCTATAGATACAGAGACTTCTGGATTTGATGCATATACCTGTAAGCTATACACGCTTCAGCTAGGTGACAATGACAATCAGTTTGTAGTTGACTTGACTACGATTGATATTAATGACTACAAACAGCTCTTAGAGACTAAAGGAGTCATTGGTCATAACTTAAAGTTTGATTTAAAGTTCTTATATCATCAGAGAATTGTACCAACCAAGGTATACGATACCTTTTTAGGCGAAAAAACATCAAGACTAGGTATAGAAAGTCATAGGTGTTCCTTAGCTGCTTGTGTAAAACTACACTGTGGAGTCATATTAGACAAGGAAGAAAGAAAGAATATTACAGGCAATCTAACAGAAGGCTTTGTAAAGTATTCTGCTTATGACGTAAAATACCTACATGCTCTTAAAGAAGCTCAAGAAGTAATTCTATTTGCTGCAGGATCCAAAGTATCAATCGACTTAGACAATCGCTTTGTCTTAGTTTTAGCTTACATAGAATATTGTGGTATGAAGCTAGACGTAGATAAATGGACTAACAAGATTTACAAAGTACAGACTCAAGCAGATGCAGCTACTAGAAAATTGAATGAGTTTATCTTTACTAACGAGATGAATAAGTTTATTAACTATCAGTTAGACTTATTCTCTGGAGGAAACAAGATTAAAATTAACTGGAACTCGCCTGCTCAAGTAGTAGAGTTCTTTGAAGCTATAGGAGTAAATACTTCTGTAGTGGAGAAAGGAGTTAAGAAACATACAATAGAAGCAAACCATCTAATTAAGTTTCAAGACAAACATCCTATTATCAAGATTTACCTTTCGTTTAAAGAAGCCCAAAAAGACATAGGCACCTATGGGTATAACTGGATTGAGCAAATTAATCCCGCAAGCGGTAGAATACACACTCAGTTCAAACAGTTAATGAACACAGGTCGCTTATCTAGTGGAGGTAAGTCAGGAACAACCAAGAATTTTAACTTCCAAAACATTCCCTCAGATGAAGAAACACGTAGTTGTTTTGTAGCAGAAGAAGGAAACACACTAGTAGGCTGTGACTATACAGGTCAAGAACAGATTGTACTAGTAAACAAGTGTTTGGATGATAATTTACTTGAGTTCTATGATAAAGATTTAGGAGACATGCACTCGTTTGTAGCATCAAAGATGTACGAAGAGTTAGATGGCTTAGATCTAAATGAGATTAAAAAGAAACACAAAGATAAAAGACAGTCAGCTAAGGTAGCAGGCTTTGCAATTAACTACGGTGGTAGTGGTATAGGTATAGCAGAACAGTTAGGATTAAGCGTAGAGAAAGGCAATAAGATTTATGCAGCCTACTTTTTTGCATTTCCTGGACTAAAAGCATACTTTGATGAAGCCAAGAAGTTCGGAGTTGATAATGGATATGTATTAATCTCTCCTGTAACAGGTAAGAGATCTTATGTAGACTATTATGATGAGTTTAATCAACTCAAGAACGAAATGGATAAAGACTTCTGGGAAAGATATAAAAAACTTAAGAATGCAAGTACTCCTACAGCAGTTGCTATGAAAGAAAAGGTTTCTAAATTCTTTAGAAAAAGAGGTGACATAGAAAGAATGTCCTTAAACTATCCAATCCAAGGGGAATCTGCAGAGATAACCAAGTTAGCATGTGTTTACTTTTGGTCAAGATATCTAGTACCTAATGATCTTTTATTTAAAGTTAAGATTGTAAATGTCATTCATGACGAAATACTGGTAGAAACACCAGAAGAGATTGCGCAGCAGGTTGCTGCACAATTAGAAAAATCAATGGTGGATTCAGGAGCTAAGTTTTGTACAAGAATATTACTTAAAGCAGATCCCTGTATATCACCTTATTGGAGTAAATAAAACTAAAACTAAAATAAACTAAACTAAAATTATGGGATCAACCACATTTTATGAAAGAAAAATAGCGGCTAGTATGAAAGACGCTTACAACAATGCAATAGAAGACGCTACTGATGAGTACGGTAATGATCCGTATAATGGAACCATTAGTACAACTAATGGTTTTGTAGACGTTACTAAGAAGTTTAAAGAGTCAGGCAAGAAACTAAGTGCATTTATTGAATCTGCAGAAGACGTTATGGATAAAAGAGATTGTTGGGGTATCTGCACTGTAGAACCTCAGTTAAACACCAACAAGATTAAAAGCCAAGTAGAGCTAGTACTTCAAGTAGGTAGACGTGTTTGGGAAACTAGATACGAAGTACAAGCAGAAGGAAGACTTATTGGAAGTCATCCATTACAAGCAGGAGCAATTAAAATTGCTAGAGACTACACAGAACTTACTAAGATTAGTAGTCACGTTACTAGAGTTAATGTTTTAAAAGAAGGTGAGAAAAATGTAGCCTTTGTAAACTATAAGCCTAGTAGTGGAGAACGTCCAGGAGAATATGTATTCTTTGGTTGGGCAGCAGACTAATAATTAAACAATGATTAACCGCATCTATATGCCAGCTACTCTCTCCCTTAACATAGATGGAACTATTCATCTTAAGGGAGATAGAGAGTTGATGCAGTCGTACTTTAGAGAATTGACAAAAGGAGATCCTGCGGTGGATGTAGAAGTTTGTATAACTAGATTAGATTCTAAGAAAACAAACCCTCAGTTAGCTTATTTCTACAGCACCCTAGTACCTATCATCAGAGGAGGATTTGAAGCCCTTACAGGAGAAGTATACACCAAAGAAGAGGTAGTCACTTATCTCAAGGACAAGTTCTTCTATGAGGAGATTATGTTCCAAGGTCAATTTATTAAAACACCACTCTCACTTTCTAAAGGAAAAAAAGAAGAAGTTAATGAATTTATTAAGCAAATAATTAACTTTGCAACAGATACTCTTGGAGTGCCTGTACCAGAATTAAATTAATTAAACTAAACTTATGTTATATATAATAGAACCAAGAACAGAAACAGACAGAGTGGAAGCCGTGGGCTTACCTGATGTCAACTACCATTACGGAGAAAACATTGTCACCTACAATGACAACGAATCAGCAGAAAGTATTCAATTGGGTACTATTATTGATTGCAACGGAGTAAATTCTGTAGTTACTGAAATAACTTCAATGAGGTTTGGAAGAGTTACTTTAACTGTAAAACCAGCAGAATCTACTCCTAAAACAACTACGGGTGCTTTAAAACGGTAATCATGACTGAACAGGCTGTACGTTACAACACAGGAAAAAGAAGATGGACTTTAGTAGACTTTAAATCTCTAGAGTCTATGGTAGAAGTACTTGAGTATGGAGAAAACAAATATGATAAATGGAATTGGATGAAAGGTATGCCAGTTTCTGCAGTAAGCGAAAGTTTACTTAGACATATGTTTGCTTTCCTAGATGGGGAAGATAAAGACCCTGAGTCAGGAATAGATCACCTAGGACATATAATGTCTAATGCTATGTTTCTCTCGTACATAATGAGAGAAAAGTCTCAATATGATGATAGAAGCCGTGAAATTCCAACTAAGTAACTTTCTTCATGGAACCAGAGGACAACGAGGTTATCCTTATTGGTTCTTTTATTTTATACCAACGATAAGCATAAGTCGTACATCTTCATTATATGACTTAAACATACACTTATGCTTTCTTTGGTTTGTTTTAACCGTAACAATTGAAAAAAGAAATGATTCTAAATCAAGATTACCTAAGCAATACCGCAATAAGTCAAAGTAGGCTTAAAAAGATCCTACAACATCCTAACCTATATTTTAATTACGATCCTAAGTCTGACACAGAAGAACCAGCAGACGTAACATTGATAGGAGATGGAGTAGACTTAATCATTACACAAGGAGAAGAAGTCTTCCAAGAAGAATTTCTAATCAGCACAGTAGAAAGACCAACAGCTCAGATGGGAGACTTTGTATGGAACCTATTCATCAATAGACATGATTCCAATGCAGAACAAATCGCTTACGAGACTGTAGGGTTTAAAAGAGATACTCTTCCTAAGGTGAGAGAAAGATTTGAGAAAGAAGGTAAAGCCTATTATGATCACCTAATTGAAGCAGATGGAAGAAAAGTAATTTCTCCAGCACAATTAGCTACAATCTATAACCTGGTAGAATCTCTTAAGAATCATCCCTTTAGTTCTAAGTTTATCTTAGGCAATGACCAATATAAAATCTTTACACAACAGGCTCTTACTTTTGAGTACTTGGGATTTGAGTGTAAGGCTCTATTAGACTTGGTAGTTGTGGACGTAGATAATAAGTTTTTATATCCTATCGACTTAAAGACTACTACAACTTCTTTAAACTATTGGACAGAGACTCTTATGAAGTATCGTTATGATCTTCAAGGAGCATTTTATACAGAAGCTTTAAAGCAATCAGACTTAAGTATCTATGGAGGGGGTTTAACTGTTAAGAATTTTAGATTCTTAGTAGAAAGCCAAAAATTTCCAGGTAGCCCGCTTATCTATGAGTTATCAGATGAAGCAATGACTTTAGGTAAAGACGGAGGAGTATATCAAGGTAGGACTTACGAAGGCTTTCATCAAGCACTAGAACGTTTACGTTGGCATATTGACAGTGATTTGTGGAACTATACTAGAGAAGACTACCAAAACAATGGAATCAGAATTGTATAAGAAAGTAGTGAATACAAGTTTAAATAATAGCACAAGATTTCTAAGCCCCTTGATATTTACAGCAAGGGGGGAAGAATCTTTACGTGTACTGTTAAACTTTGGTTTAATTAACGTTTATATAGATGACTACGGGTATAAGTCTAAGTATCTATACTGTCTTTTCTTCTTGTTTAAACCTACAGATCGAGCTGCCTTTAATGAATTTCAAAAGAAGATCACCAACTTTGATTCTTTCTATGACTACTATGAACTAGAAGATAAGATAATGTTTGTCTTTAGAGTTAATTCTATCTACAGAAGAGACATAGATTTGTTTAAGCAGAATAGATTCAATGACATGTCAGATGATTACAAGATTTTATTTCATAGAAATATAAAATTTAATGACATAGACATGGATATAAGAAAAGAAATCTATAGATTTGAAGAATACTTGAGTTAATGGCTTTTATACAAGAATCTTATGACACATATAATCAGAAGGGAATTCAACTCCTTTCTGATTATATTGTTAGTAGGGGGTTTGAACTAATAGCTAAAGAAAAAGAAGACTATAATATAGACATAATTGCATACAAGAATGGAAAGAAATACTTGTTTGAAGCAGAAATGAAAAAAGATAGAAGTATAACTACACCAGAAGATTTCTATGATACAGTGTCTTTTTTATCTAGGAAGAAAAAGTTTGCAGAACAGAATGAGTTTATCTACTTTATAATCAGCAATATAAATGGGGGAGCTATAGGCGCTATTTCTGATATTATATTTAAAGAAGAACACAAGATACAGAAGCACATAAGCAAAGACGGTAGAAAAGGATATGAAGATTTTTATCAAGTACCAAGAGAACTTTGTAGATTTTTCCCACCTGAAGAATTTTTAATAAACAAATAAAAAAATAGAAATGAGCATAAAATTATTTGGACATAGAGTGTTACTCAATCGTCCTAAGAAAGAAGAAAGACTTATCCAACTTACACCAGAGATGGAAGAGGAAATGAACATGAAAGAACTAATAGGTTTAAAGCACTTAGAAGTCCATACTGTTGGAGAAGAAGTAACCAATGTAAAAGTAGGCGATGTAGTGTACGTAAACCTAATGTATCTTCAATCTGCTGAACTAGTAGAAGTAGAAGGTTCAGAAAGAATCATGGTAAGAGATACCGATATTGCTTTCATTTGGTAATCAATTAAAACTAAAAATATGTTATTCTATTACAGCGAAAAAGAAAAAATCGAGAATGGAGAAGAGATGGAACTTGTCATTAAGAAAGGTTTCTCCTTTGAAATTAGTAAAGTCTTAATGACTTACCCTACAGACAATGGCTTAGCTGTTGTTTTAGACGGAAATGCTGACAAACTTAACCCTGTAGACTATCAATATAAAATTGATCCTGCTACTAAGCAAAAAGTTCCAGTAAAAATCACTAAATTTGAAACCACCAGTGAGCCTATAGTTGTTGAGTTGAAAGTAAAAGAAGAAATTCTTGCTTTCTTTAGCTTAACAGGAGGACCACAGGAGGTTAAGTAGTTTTAGTAATTTAGTTTTTAGTTTTTAGTATTTCCAACCAACCAAAAAGGGGCTCTTAATAGGGCCCCTTTTTATTTACAGTCTTATTAAAGTCTTATTAAAGTCTTATTACTCTTGGGTGTTCTAACCCTTCTGCTAGGATGACATCTAATTCTAGTATACTTTCTATTGTTACATCATCTTCATCTACTACTCCCATCTCTATGAGTAAGTCCTCAAACTGTTCTTCTGTAAGTAGGACTGCGTTAGGTCTCATTGCCTGACCATCCTTCTCTGAGTCTAAGTAGAACTGATTTATTAATTTATCTATATCTGCTAGGGTAATCATAACTGTTTATTTGATTTTATTTAAAGCGAATATAAAACGAATATATTAAATCTGTATCTTTTTCTACTAAATCAAATGAAACTCCTGGATATCCTGGACCAAAGTTATTCATTACCCACTTAGAAGAGCCATACATAGATAATACGTTACGGTATCTAAACTTGTATACCTGTTGCATACTCTCTGTATGTAAGTCTCCTTTTACTATAGAAATGTTTTTATTATCTCCTAAGTTGTGGTGATCTATGTATTTATTAAGGAAATTTTCTGCCTTCTCTGTTAAGAAAAGGGGAAGACCATGCTTAAGATCTTCAGAATCTTTTCCATGAGTAAAGATAAACGTGTGTTTGCCATAATCAAAATGTTCTAGGAACTTCTCCATTATCGTTACTTTGATAAATGGATAAGCTGTATTTAAATATAAAGCTAATGCTTGGTTTGTAATATAACCAAAGGAACCTGCATGGTTATCCTCTGTCTGCATGATAGCATGAATGTTATTTGCAAGATTCTTTTCTTGCAATTCATCAAAAAATCTTTTGTGAGCATAAAGGTAAGTCATAAAAGACTCTTTATTGTTCATGTTTTGCGGTAGTTGGTGTCCTCCTCTAGTAGTGTGAGCATTCCAACCATCTAATGAATCTCCTAAATCACAAATAAATAAGTCTTCTAGTCTACCAAAAGCTTTTACTTGCTTCTCTATCTCCTCTAATACTTTCATCATACGTACTTCAAAGACATCTTCGTTGTACTCATTACTGAATAAAGCATTAGGGTGAGTAAGTGCTCCTACATGTTTGTCACTCATATAGACAAATAAAGCCTTCTTAGTGGCTACAGGAGTCTTCTTAGGAGTAGGGCAAGGACTTATGTTAGATTCTAAGAAAACTTCTCTTAAAACATCTAGTATGTCTTGAGGTAAACTATCCTCAGGCTTTATAGAAGCAAATAAGGCTGACACTAGCCAGCCTGAACTCTTTTCTTTACTCCAATACTGAACTAATCTCCACTTAGTTTTATCTATTTTGTGGATTGCAATGATCTCTTCAGCAGATCTAGGTTGCTCTGAGACTAGTTTAGATACTTCTAGAGTACCTTTATCTAAGTTCTCATCGTAAGTTCCTAGAGTATGATTAGATAAAACAAGAGAGCCAGGAGTTAATTGATATGAAGAATCTCCTCTAAGTACTTTAGCAGCAGCAGTTCTTTTTAAATCACGAACCCTTTTTCCTCTTAGTAGATTGTTTATTTCTGGCTGATAGTTGAAGCGTATAGCAACTTCAACAGCTGTCTCGGTTGTATTTGGATTGTCAATGTAATATTGAACAATCTGTTTAGAGATTGAGATCATAGGCAGAGAGTTAAAGTATTAACCCTATGGTTAACAAAACTATAGCAAATAATCCACCTTTCAAAACATTTTTAAGTGTTTTAATCGTTTCTCCTTGTGATTTAACTTTAGTATCTAAGCGAACTATCTCTATTTTAGCGGTATCCAGGGCTTTCCTGAAGTTTGGAATAATAGAATCTTTATATAAAGTTAACTGTATACTGTCAGTCTTAACAATCTTTTTAAGACTAACTACCTTTTCACGTGCTTGAATTCCTTTTAGGAACTCATCATTCAACTCCTTTAGCGGTAAGCTGTCTAGAGATTGTGAGTAGGTACTTTGTGCCGTCAATATCAGGCATAGTGTCAATAGCAATCTGAATTGTATCATACTTAAGGGTGATTTTTTCATAGGTTCTATACTCTTCGTGTTTTATGTGCTCTAAGGAGTCTAACTTCTCAAAGTAAGTATCATTTGCTTTATCTATAGAATCAATAAAAGATATTACTTGATTAGTATCTTGCTCTTGTACATATTCATACCTGTATAAAAGGTAGACAATAGCAAAGAAGAAAATAAAGTTAAGTTTAATCGAGAGGTTTTTCATTATTGTGGTTGAATTTATGTTTGTCTATCTTTTCTAAGACTTGAGATAATACACTGTTATCTATTACTCCTACTGTGTGAGCATTCTTAAGAGCACTAATTAGTTGAAAAAGAATAAAAGGAGCACAAACAGTCTCACTTAACCAAAATGTACCATCAAATCCCTTCTCTACCAAAAGAACAACAGCTAGTATAACTACCCAACCAACCAAAGTCTTGATTACTTTTAGTGCTTTACGAGTTTGAAAGCCTTCTTTCTTAGTTCCAGCCCATACACCAAAGAAACCATCTAAAGTAACAACAGATACTATAGCCAAAAACTGCTCGAAGTTATCAGCAGTTAACTTTAAAAAATATGTGCCTAGAAAAGCACATACTGTGGATGCGGCAACTAGTATTGTTGTCTTCATTCTTAAGAGTTATATGCTACTACAGATCCTGAAGCAAGTGTAATAGAAGAGATAGTTGTTCCAGCAGGTACAGTAATCTTAGTTAAAGTTAACAAGCTAACGCCTGATAAACCTAAACCAGTCATTAAACTATTACCGTTCTGATCTAGGATAGCACTAACTACAGCAGTAGCGTTAACTACAAAGTACTGAAAGCTTCCTGTTACAGGGCTAGTACCACTAATTACTTTAGAACCTTTTAAGCCTACATTGTCTCCAATGCAGCATACAATTGATTCAATGTGACGAAGCCTTCTGGCTTGTTCTTTGAGCAAATCATTATTTTCCATAATTTTATTATCGTTTCGACATTAAGTCCGACCTGAGTCCGAGTTATACAAATTTACCTTAATTAAAAATAAAGTCAAGTTATTCCTCGTCAGCGTCAGGAGTAATATCTAACCCCCTTCTGTCTCCAAGTACATCCATGAAAGGATAAGCAATAGAACTTCCCTCTTCTATATTTCCTTCTTTGATATTCTCTATTCTACTTCTGTAAGAGTCTCTAAGTTTAATTAACTTATTCTCTAGATTAGTAGGTACAGGTTCTCCTTTTACTTTATAGCCTCTTATCTCTTCTTGGATTTCTTTAAGTTGTTTCTTATAGAATTTCTTTTCTTGAGCCAAGCGAGTTCTAGTAGGCATAATTTCAAGACCTTCATGATCTTTCTTATATCTAGTTCTTAACTCTTTAGTATAAGTCTTTGGAGCATAGTCATTGAATGCTCTGTTTTGAAACTCTACAGACTTAGGCCCAATAAACGAACCTCTAAGTCCTAAAAATTCCATACCTAAAACAGCTAATCCATTTTGTCCTGCTTGCATAGGATGTGTTTTATCCCAATCTACCTTGTTAGAGTTAGATTTATATCTATAATAAGGTTCTGTAGTAAATAAGTCGTCATCTGTCCAGAATTTTCTCCATACACTAAAAGGACCTAAAGCTGCCCAACCAATCTTTTCAAAAATAGATACACCGTTTGCTTGTTCAGAAATATAAGTAAACTTCATTTCATTCATTCCCCAAAGAGTAAATACACCTTCAGCTTCGTTTGTTGTTCTCTTAAGTCCAAGACAAACATAATCTTTCCAGTCTGCCTCTCCATCTTCTTCGCAATCCATAGCAAGAGACATTTGAACAATTAAGTTAGCAAGAACTGTATAAGCACCTAAAGAAACTGCAAACTGTTTTAAGCCTGCCTGTTGTACCTCTGAGCTAGTTGACCACGTTCTAACAAAGTTACCTTTATCTAGTAGTACAATGTCTCTCATAAACCTTATTGCAGCTTGATGCGAACCTATAGTACGAATACCTGCACCATAGTGTACAGTGTCTGTTCCCCAAGTAGTTTTTAAATCTGGTATAATCCATTTCTTCAAGAACATAAGAGACCTAAACCAAGCATTTTTCATTGCAGTAGGCTGTGCTTCAGGAGAATAAACACCTTGAGCTCTTTCGTTAGCCAACTGAATATTCATCCTTACTTTTTGAATAAAATCAAAATCTATGTCTACATTGTTTTTAGGCTGGATAACACCGTTTACTTGTTCAAATGCATCCTTAAGCGGTATAGTAGTAGTAGATCCTTTTAAGGGTACTCTGTACTTGTTTAAGAAAGCATAGGTTGTTACTGCAGAAATATCAAATTCTGTAAAGTCTCTAAGCGTAGAAACTGATTTCCATGCTTTACCGTACTTAACAAGTCCTTTATTATTAAGTTCACTTGCTTGGTTAGCCGTAGACTGTGTACCTGTAAAGTAATCTACTAAAGATACTCTATAGCTCTTATTTCCAAATTGATTATAGCTTAAGTAAAACTCTTTACTAATTCCTGAAGTATCTCCAAACGCTTTTGCCATATCCTTTGCAGTAATATGATAGAATCCAAGCTGCGAGAAAATCTTAAGATAACCATTTATCCAGTTCTGTGGTAAACTCAAAAGGTTGAACCCAAGAGTTTTAAATCCTGCTATACTAGAAACACCACTAATAATACTATTAGTTTGGCGTAAAAGTTTAGAATCATTTTTATCCTCAAGTACCTTACCATAAAGTTCTCTGTCTACTAAATCTTTGATAACCTTAGAAGAGAGAGACTCAGACTTACCTCGGTTAAACACTTCTTCCATAGTCAGAACTGTAGACTGATACTTACGCATTACTTTAAATCTCTCAGAAGAAGTAGCGTAAGAAGCCATAGCAGTCATAATATCGTAAGACTGTTCCTCTAAAGGAAGAGTACGAGCATAACGATTAAATAGTCTTCTAGACTCTCTTACTACTGGGTCACCAAATGCATCTGTTTGATAAGCGTCTCCATAGATATCATCTTCGTCAGAGAAATTCTCACGATCACCTGTAAACCAGTTCTTAATTCCTTTAAAGAATTGCTTGATAGTGTTTGCCTTAAGTTTAACTAAGTCTACAAACTCTCCCCTAGTCTTTCTCATACCAGGAATCAAATCTCCTAATTTATCTTTTTGGTAAAGACCTTCTTGACTACGAGAGTGAAGTTGTTTCATTCTACCAAGTAAAGCTTTCTGATTGTTAGATAGATTGTTATAACCAGAGTTATGATAGATACCTCCTGTTACTGCTTTAAACGTAACTTCTCCTGGCTTATAGTTATTGTTTTTGTATTTAGGACTAACTATAGACTTATACCACAAAGAAGAAGGAGCATCAGTCTCAATGTATTTAAGATCGTTAGGTCTAGTAACCCTCCACATAAATATAGGCTCCTCTACTGCTGCTACTGATCTAGTTTCAGGGTTATATCTATACTTAGTAATGTGATTGTTCTTATACCAGTCAGAGTTTTTAAATCTAATGTTAGTTTCACGCTCAACAGAAGTTACATCCCAATCAGTATGTTCTGTAAATACTTTAGTTCTGATTGTTTTTAATTGATTGTCTACAGCGTTAGTATAGTATTCAGAGTTTACATTACTCTGAAGTGCTTGTAATTGTTCTATGAGTTGTCCTAGTCTTGTTTTTACAGGAAGACTAAGCGGACTATCCTGCTTAAGCAAGGCTTTAATCTCTTCAATCTCTTCTTCTACTTCTTTTGCCTTCTGTACTTGTTTGTCTGTAACATTTACAGGATTGTACACACCATTGGTATCTCTTGTACCTAACAAAAGATTAAATAACTCAGAGTACTTATCACTCAACGAACCTCTATCACTAAGTAACTCTTGGATTTCGTCTAAGATATCTTGTCTTGTATCATAAAACTCTTGAGTATATACTGTTCTTGTATAAATACTTGCCCAGTTATTATAAGCTTTATGTGCATCTTCTCTTTGTTGAGGAATCTTTGCTGATGCTAAAGCTTTAGCTAACTGTGCTTTCTTATCTACAAGCATTCTCTCAAATACAGACTTACTGTCAGGAGTAAGAACAAAACTTACAACATCAGCAGATCTCTTACCTTCTTTCCAAGCCTGAATAGCTAATGCATCTTCTAAAGGTTTTCCCTCTTTAAGAGTTCCATCCTCTGTGTAAAGTCTTTCTAACTCGTAAAGTTCTTGTTCTTTATCTCTTAGGCGTTCTAGAATCTCATCTTCAATGATACCTGTACCAAACTCTTCTCTGATTGCTGCAAGTTCTTGATAAATTTGATTACGTTTAAATTTAATATCATCTGGAAGAAGTTTCTGGATCTCGTAATAATCGTCTGTGAATGGACGTTCTGTATACTCTTCGTAAAACTTCTTAAGATCTTCTTCTGCTTGTTCTCTAATTTCCTCAGTTGCTCCGAAATCAATTGCATGTTTCAGTTCAGTAATTCTATTGCCTAACTCAACTGTTTTAACTTCTGTGTTAAGCGAAAGAACCTTTTTATCTTTAACTAACTCTCCGTCAATAACTTCATATAGAACTGTCTCTCTAATAAATGGTTCAAAGAATTTCTTAGTTTTCAATGCAGAACCTACAAATCCTCCTTCACTAGCAGCAATGTCATCCATAAGATCCTGCCACTCACTAGCAATAGGTTTTAAGTTTTCCTGAAACTCGTTATTGATACTTCTTATATAGTTAGCAATTAATTGAACTCCTGGGTTCTTAGTAGCCATTGCAGAGTCAATAGCTAAGTACCAAGGAGAATTACTATCTGCCAAGAACTTTTTAATGTTCTCAGGAGTAAGTAAGCTATCTTGTTTTTCTTTTTCTAACTCTTTAATTCTTTTGAGAATAGTATCTGTCTGTGTTCTTGACTTAAGTTTATCTATGTCTCTATCAAAAGAAGCTTCAATATCTTTAGACTGTCCTTTAAAAGTTTCAGCAAGTTCATCTATTACAGGATCAATTATTTTATTGTTGTGACCATTCTTAATAGTAGCAATTGCTGTACGCATCCAAGAAAGATTCTTAAGAAAAGCATCTTTTTGAACTTCACTACGCATCATCTCATCTAAAGCACGAGTAGTAAACAACTCTTCTATCTTCTTGATATGCTTTTCAATAGCTAAAGCTTGTTTGTAACCTCTATGCAAATCTCCTAGTTTTTTACCAGAGGGAATATTTGGATCTTCAATAATGTTATTTAAGTGACGAACTACTCCTGTCAAGTAAAGTGCATTATACTGTAAGTAGTCTGCAAGTTCTAATACAGAAGCAGCTACATCTTCTTTGGTTACAATGTTCTTAACTTCTCTGATAGCAGCTAATGCTCTTTGCAGAGACTCACTACCTAATCCTAAGTATTTGTTAGTATCTAAAATCTTTTTGAACTCAGTCTCACTGATAGCGTTAGCAATTACTTGTACTTTCTCTGCGTAATCTTTAAATACAAAAGGATCATTAGGCGAAATCTTTACATAACTGGTAAGTGCATCGACTTCTTCTGCAGGAACAATCCTTTGGAACATATAGTCGCTTACTGCTTCTTCGTTAAACTCTGTGTCAAAAGTAACACTAGGATCTACTAAAGAATCTACTAGATTAGACATAGCCAATTGTTGTGTATTCTTTCCTCCCAAGTCGTTTATTAAAGATTTAAACCAATCAAGTACTTTATCAAACAAACTTCTGTTTTCTTTTCTAGCAGCCTGTCTTCCTAATTCTGTAACAATTGCTTCTTCCCAGAATGAATCTGTTCCTACATACTCAGGATAAGAAGCTTCTACACGAGAATAAGAAGAGGAGGTTGGAGCTTCATTGTGTAATGCCTCTATCTCTTTCTTAAGCTGTTCAAACAATTCAGGATTAGATTCTCTAATTCCTCTAACTACAAAGTGTCCAAACTCATGCCAAGGAGTATCTTCTTGTATAAGAGTAGGATTAATTTCTATTTGTCCTGTAGCTAGGTTTACTTTTGCTGCCTCAACAATATCAGTGTTCCACTTCCACGTAACTCCTGGGAATCTAGAAACTAATTTGTTAAGTAACTTAGTATAATCTTTAATCTTTGGTTCCTTTAAAGCTTGAGTTAATGCAAATCCTTTTTGGAACATTGAACCTGTGTAAGCATACACTTCTCCGTCAATGACTACTTCATTAGCAGACTCTAACTTCTCCATGATAGCTGCTTTTTCTTTACGAATAGCATCTTGGATATCCATTAGTTCAATCTCTGCCCTCATAGTTTCCTCTTCTAAGAATGCTACTCCCTCTACTAATAGGGTTGCATAGCGACCAGTTAAGTCAAACTCTACATAAGTTCTTCCATTAGCCTCTTGTCTAACATAAGCAGGAGAAGAGTCTGTTACTAACGGATACATCTTATTTATATCCTCAGCTAAACCTGACGCATAGCCATAAAGAACTTTACCTCCTTCAACTGCTTTAGTAGGAGACAAGTAAATCTTATTATTAATTACTTCTACAGAATCTCTACCTTCTATTAATTTAACAACAGTATCAAACTGTTTCTTAGCTAGGTATTGTTTCTTGGCAGATATACTAGGAAGGTTCCAATACTCAGAATCCATCTGAGACTCCTTAAGAAAGTCGTATTGTCTTTCTAATCGAATAAACCTATCAGATACAAACTTAGCATCCTTCCTACTAAACATGGTAGAAGGCATGTCTTGTTTAACCTGAGAACCATATCTAACAAATCCTCCAACTAACTCATTTACTTCATCTTCATTTAAAGTTTTACCTGTAAATTTAGTTACCCATTGCTGAATACCTGTTAAGAATTGTTTCCACCAAGAAGGCTTAGGTTTATTTACTAAAGTCTCTGCCCATCTTGCAGCTAACTCCATTAAAAGTTTTGCTTTACCTTCCTCTGACTCTATATTAAATCCATAATCTTTTAGTAAGTTTTCTACATTTGTATGTCCAGTTCTTTTTAATAAATCAGGTAGTTTCTTCATTAACTCTCTCTCAGAGTTAGTCAATACTTGATAAAGTTCTTTTGTTCCTTTTAAGTCTTTAGCCATTCTAATCATACCTCTGTGGGCTACTTCATGAATGGCAACCTTAGGAGCTTCTTCTTTAGAAACATTAGATGCTACTACTACAACTTTGTCAGTCTTAGCATCGTAGTATCCTTGTATTTGATTAGTATTAGTTTTAGAAAAAGGTAGGTCATCAATTGGATAATTTGCATCAGCCCATGTTGTGTATACTAATTCTAGACCAGGTAAATCCTTACCTTCTTGAGGTAAATATACCCATACAGCAGGATTTGCATTAACAGCTTGAATTGCAAGTTCTGCGTAAAATGTACGATTACTAGCTATATGATTTATATTATGTGGATCAAGACCAACCGCAGCTCTTGCTACTCTTTCATCATTTCTAAGTGCTTGATTTATGTAAGAAAAAACATTATATCTTCCAGGAGTTGCCAGTAAAGGAAGATTCTCTAAAGTATCTTCTACAGAAACTAATTCTCGTGCAATCTCTCGTCTTCTACCTTCTTCTAAAGCTATTGCATAATCTTCTTCATTTGGACGTTCCAAATATACATCTCCTTCATAATCAAAGGGTTCTTCATAATCGTAAGGTCCTTCGTAGTAGTCCCTATCCTCTTCTTGATATTCAGAATCTACTTTTCCTTGAGACTTTAATTGTTGCGCTTGTTTAACAGAACGATTATTTAAATCTAAGTTATGTTTCTCAAAAAAAGCTATTATATCGTCTAAGTGATTTATAGGAGCTACCCCGTTGTTAGCACGAGAGGTGACTTCTTTTACTTTTCTTTTTGTAATAGAAGCATTTCCTGATAAAATTCTTTCAATTTTATCTTTATCCGTATATTGAGCAGGGTCTGCAACTCCATTTTCAATAGCGGTATTTATTCTATTAAGACTCTTTAAAAGACTTTCTTTATCTTCTATTTTAGATAGTGGATCAGCTTCAATCCCCGCAACAGTAACTCCATCTACAATCAATAGATAATTATCGTAGTTTTCTACGTAATGTTCTGTCATAGAACCAGAAGTACACCAAGTAGCAGGAGATAACTTTCTGAGAGTATCTACGTTTGTTCTATACTGACTTGCTTCTTCACTGTCCCAGTCAGAAGGAGAAATAGAATTAAATTTTTGGTTTAATTTACTTTTTTCGTCTTCTGCTTCTTGTAATTCTTTTAGATTTCTTTCAGGATTATTCCATTCAATTTGTTGTTGTAAACTATATATTTTTTGGTAATCCTTAACTTCGTATACCCCGAAAGGATAATCTACAATACGTCTATTCCAAATCTCTTCTGCTTGTTTTTTTGTTATAGGAATAACTTTTGTACCAGGTCTACCCTGTTGTGTGTTATAACCATGTATATAATATCCTTTGTAGTTCAAGCCTAAGTATTCTTGAAAAGGATTCTCGCCTCTACCATAACTACTTTCAACTCTTACGTATTCAAACTCTTCAAATCCATAACTATTAGCTTCTTCTCTGTTAAGACTAGGTTCTTGTGTATAAAAAACAGGTTTTTTACTTTTTAATTCTTCTAATTCTGCAAGTAAATTACTGTAATATTCTGGATTACTTTTTTCTAATAAGTCTTTTATACGAAAGTCTAAAGAAGCAATTTGACGTTCTGTATCTTTTTTAAAGTCTTCGTAAGTGTTAAATCCAAAATTTTTCTTCTGAGTATTTGGAATATGAACCCAATAACCTTTACCACTCGCAGAAGGTTCATGTTCAACTGCATCTGATAGAGTAGCTAATACTTCTTGATCGTAAAGTTTACCTATCCTATTTGCTTCATGGGGTTTGTTTACAACTATACCATAAGCATTTTGTAATGCTACATCACTTAACTGTAGAACATACTTAGACCTTCTTTGTGGATTTAAATACTTAATAGCATGAGTTAACATTAAATCTCTAAAAGGTATTGGGTATTTTTCCAAAGCTTTTACCCATTTGTTAAAACTCTCTAACGCTAAAGGATTAAGTTTAAGTTCTATGTGATTCTCTGGCTTACTTTTACTATTGTAAATACTTTCTACTACCCCTTCTAATTGTACTGTAGACTTAAACTTTTTGATATTACCAATTGCTGCCTTGTTTTTACCAGCCCAGTTAATTAAAACTTCATCCCTAATACCATTCTCATTTAAGATTTGTTTCATAGAAAGGAATAGATCCTCTCTTCCTAATACATCTAAGGGAACAGTTTCTACTACGTTCACGATACTACTAACTTCAACAGGTAAACTGTTTTTAATAGCATTCTGAACAGTATCAACAGATGTACCTAGGCTAGGAGATAGTTTACTTAGATTATAGTACTTAGCAGGTACTTCTCCTTGATACTTATCCCAGAGATAATAAGCATATTCTGGGACAATAGATTGAAGTGACTCAAACTGAGCTTTTATATTAGGGTCTGATAGGTTAGGACAAAACATAGTTAATGGGTTAATACAAATATAGTTTAATTAAAATTTAATCAACAGTTTTTACGTAAGTTGTTATCAATCTCACGTAGGCTAGCAAAAGAATCTTTCAATCCAAAGCTATTATCTACTGGTAACTCTAAAGTCATTTGTTGAGATTCAGCATCAGAAGTTTTAGTAATACTTTGTATAGATGCTTCATACTGAGCTACAACGTTCTCTCTAGACAGAAGATAGTCTTTGTAGTACGTCATAGTTTTAGGAACTTCTAGATTACGGAACTCTGGATGGTTTTCATTAAATCTAATTATAAAGTCTTTAAAGAAACTTTCTTCGATACTAGTAGATGGTTGAGTAGATACAGGTATATCTCCCGTATTATCAATACCTATTTCAGCAAGTTTTGTATTAAGATAATTCCATATTTTAGGAGCACTGTCTTTCATATTAGAAATAGCACCTTTACCAAAAGGCATTTCTGCACCAAACTTAATACCATTATACTTCTTAGATGCCTGTTTAATAGTTTCTATTTCATCATCAATAATTTTCTTGTATTCATTAAATTGGTCATCTGTCCATTGAGTTCTCTTATCATCTACCATTGTAGTAATAGGATAAACATTTTTAAGACCTCTTGCTACAGCTTGTGTTTTACTTGCATATTTTTTATCTGCACCATATTTTTTAGCATACCAACTGTTAGGATCAATAACTCCTGAGCCTGACGTTCTACCAGCATTATCTGTAAATAAATACATATACTCTGTATCTTTTTCAGCTGATTCTCTAGTAAATCTTTGTGATTCATTTAGAGGAATTACTTCAACACTAGTAGATGATTGAGTAGGTTGTTTTACTTGAATTCTAGATGTAGAACCTGTATGATAAATAGTAAACTTAGCCCCTATTTCTTGTAAGTAATCTATAAATTGAGAATCTACCCCAGGCATGTCTCCTACTACAAAAGTTGCTCCTTGTTCGGATAGTCCTTTAATTTTTCTTTTTGTCTCTGCAGACAACACTTGTCCTGCAAGCTTTCCATTTCTTGCTAGCATTGCAACTAAAGATTGACCTTTTAGTTTAATAGAAGCCGAATGTATCTCATTAACATATTTATTCTTGTCTCCATCTAGATATCTTGCTCCTGAAGTATTAGGTTCTTCTCCTTGTTTTTGAGCTATTTCTTTAGCAGAAGTCAAAGTAGAGCCTTTACCATTCTTAGAAAGTTCTCCTATAAATACATTAGCAACTTGTCTCATTGCTTTATCCTTACCATCTCCTTGTGGAGTTCCTTTACCTATGTTTTCAAAACCACCTTGGTATCCTTGGAATCCTTTAACACTAGTAGATGGTTGAGTAGCAGATTCCGTAGTATTTAAATCTCTAGCAAAGCCTTCAATGATTGAAGTCATAGGAAGAGTATAAATAGATTCAGGAATCAAAGGCAAGTAAGAATCAAACTTCTTGTTCAACTGACTTCCCATAATACCTGCGTAAGCAAATGCTTTAAAGAAAGCTTGCATATCTCCAATAAGTTCAGAGTCTACAGGATTTGTAGGATCTAGCTCAGAGTGAGACCAGTTAAATCCTTTCTCAAACTCTTCCTTATACATATCAACTGAATAGTCTAAGTCTGTATCTAACACTCCTGTCCTAATATACTTAGAGTCAACATCTGTAGTTGCACTCATGATATCAAACATAATGTTATCAGCAGAGATACCTCTATTAAGTAATCTACTCTTAAGGTTAGTAAGCATAGTTGCTAAGTTTGCAGGACTTCTCTTATCTAAGTAAGTCTCAAACTGAACTACCTGTGGTACATTGTTAATGTACAAAGCATAAAGTAAATCGTTTTTAAATGTACGAGAAAACTTATCGTAGTCTAATTTTTTATTTATCTTTTGAGCTATTGCATACTTTTTAAGAATAGTATTTGTAATCTTAGGATTAGCAGAGATAGGGAATACTTCAACAAACTTATCCAGAACATCTTGCTGCACCTGGAAAGGAGCAACAATTGAATTATTTATGATATCTTCTAAACCTTGTTTGTTAAAGATACCTGCTTTTTCTCCTCCTTCTTTAAGATATGGAACCAAGCTTAAGATGTTAGATCTAAACGATTCAAAGTTTTGAGGAGAGAATGTATCATAGTCTGTAGCCAATGAAATCGTAGCTAGATCTCTTGTTTGATCTTCTAATTCAAGAAACTGTGCAAATCTTCTAAGATCCTGTACAGAATCTTCTACTGTAAGCATTAACTGTAAAGTAGTTTCTGCTGTAGTATTTTTTAACATTTGATTAAACACATTGTTAATAAACTTGTTACGACTAATCATTCCGTACTTGTCTTTAGATGTTTCAATCAAATCCCTAACTACACTACCTTCAGGTGCATTATTAGCCGCAGTCTCTAAAACTTCGTCTATAGATTTTTTTCTAGAGTATTTTATAATAGATGAAGTTCTCTTAACTCCTGTTTTAGGGTTAACATAACCGTCAGTTAAGTTAACTAACTTCACCATATCAAAGAGTCTAGTACCTGCCATGTTAGCATAGTTAACTACAGGAGTGACTACGTTGTTAAGTCCAATCTGAGCTATACCATCGTTCTTTTCAATATCTACGTGAGCGCTAATCATCTCCCCTGATATGTTAGATATTTTACCGCCATCTACATTGTATACACCACTGAAGTTTAAGAATCCATCTATAGTTCTATTTGCATCTAAAAGATATTTTCTGTTACCTTTTTCATCCTCTCTGTAGAAAGTAGTTCTTTGGAGTAGTGCATGGAATACGTTATTCTTAGCATCAGTACCCAAAGAAGTCTTATAAGTATTCAAAGAGAATACATATAACTGGTAAAGAGGGCTAACAAGATTTGTAAGAGAAGCTGTAGTAACTTTTGAAGCAGTACCAAATCGGTTTACTGCTTCTTTAATAGTAGCAATATCGTTAGGTGCGATTAAGGATTCAAAGATTTCAGGTTGAGATAAACGATTAGAGATATTAAGAAGTAGTCTGTTTGTAAATCGACCTCTAAGATTCTTTAAGTCATTTTTAATATCTCTTCCTTCTTGTGCAATTACTCTAAGCTTGTTATTGATCTGTGTAAGCTCCTGAGACAGTCCCTCAGACGATATCTCTGATAAGGTGGCTCTAAGTACTTTAAGTCTATTTTTAATCTCTTTAGAGAGATCTTTCTTTTCAGGAGTAATTTCTCCTGCTGCCCACTTTCTAAGTTTTTCTTGATCTGTTTCAGTAATTGATCCTTCATCTACAAGTTCTTGTTCGTTTACATACTTATAAGAAATAAGTTCTATATATAAATCAGCTACTTTAGTGTCTGCAGAGATACCACGCTTAACAAGAATATCTTGTAAGTCTTGAATAAGATCCTGTTTTTCTTGATAGAACTCTCTAAACAATTCTTTATTCTCTTGTAGTTTGTTTATAAGACTTTTCTTTAATTCAAAAGCTTGTTCTGGATTAATTTCAGGACCGTATACAAAACTTCCGTCTGCATTCAACACAGCATCGTAGCAGAACAACTTATCAATATCAAAATCACCACCAGACTTAATTACGAGTTCATCAGGAACTAGAATAATCTCTCCGCTTTCTTCAGGTAAGAACTCTACAATCTCAAAGTTCTCCATAGAGTGATATGTTTCTCCAGGAATACGAATAGCTTCCATAGTAAGTTGATTAGAGTAACGACTTCTAAACTTAGGATTAGCAAGTGCTTCATTTAAACGAGTAAGTGCAGTATGAGGATTTATTACCTTACCTTCGTTGTCTAGCTGACCAATAGGTTGTTTGTCTACAGGTGACAGAAGACTAAGTAAAGAGTAGTATCCTTTTGAGAAAGATACTATGACTTCAGCCTTAGTTACTTTACCATCTACTATATCGTAGAATCTTAACTGCCTTGAAGGTCTAATCAAAGATACAGGATACTGTACTCTTTGTGCACCAGGAAGTTTTTGCTTAATAATCTGGTTCTTAACACTAGATACAACAGCACTCTCCATAATAGTACGGTCAATCATACTATCAAGACTGTGAGTTAAAGTACCATCACCTTTTAATTTAAAAAGATCCTTAGTAGACTCTGCTGCATTCTTCTTAGAGATTTCACGAATCAAAAACTCTACAAGTTTTTCTTTATCATCTAACTGTTCTAAGAAGTTAAGCTTATCAAAGCCAGTAAGATTTTTAATAATAGACTTGTAAGACTCATACAACGCTTCTCCTTCAGGAGTAGTTATATCTTTATATACAAGTTTACGGAACTGAGTACTGAAGATGTTGTTAAAGTCTTCTTTATTCTCAATCAGTACTTGTTCTTTGATATTCTTAAGATCAATCAAACCTACTGGTACTGCTTGATCTTGTACTTCTCCTTTAGAGTTAAACAACTTTACAGGCTCAACTGTCTCAGACAACTTAGTACCTGATTTAAATACTGCATATTCTGCAGAAGAGGCATGAAGTTTTTGAAGAATAGAAGCAAGTTTAGGATCAGCTATAATCTCAGAAGGAAGAATAGGCTTCATAGAATACTTATGACCTACAGGAACTGACTCTCCACTTTCTATCTTGTTATGACCTGCATACTGAAGTTTCTTAATAGTAAACTTATAGAAGGGTCCTTTGTTTAGCTCTGCTTCTAATTCTTTAGTAATCTGCTCTCTGTTGAACTCGTCTGCTCTTTGTAACTCTAAATACTTTTTATAAATTTTATCTTGGCGATCAAACTCCTGCCTCATCGGAAGAGTAAGACCTGTAGACAAAGCAAAGAACTTACGGTAAAAATCTAATGTACAGAAAGCTGCAGCATTTTGTTTTTCTGACTTAAGATCCTTTGTGTAAGCATCTTTGTACTTACCATAGAACTTACTTGCTTTTGCTGTAGCCGATTTAATAGGCTCATCCTCTAAAACAAGATAAGAGATTTGATCTACTGCAGCTCTATTAGCGTTTACTTTTATTCCTACTTGATCTGCGTGAGCATGAAAAGCATCTCTATGAGAATACATACTTAAACCTGACCTATCTGATAACAAGTAGTCCATGTTTTGCTGATCAATCACAGGGTAAGAACCAAAAGCGTTCCACATACTCAAACGCTTTTCAATATCTTTAACGTTCTTGTAGTAGTAAGGGTGATTAAAGAATAGTTTATGTTGTTCAATACGAGAAATAAAAGAGAAAAAGTGATACTTAAATAAATCTACTTTGTCTACAGGATAGATTGTACCTAATATATCTTCTGAAAGAGATACATTGTTAGCAATATGTTCTCTAAACTTCTTAAGTATTTCGTCTTTCTCAGGCATTTGATCAAATACATCCTCTAAAGACTTTGTAGAATCTCCAGTAGTGTATGCAGAGTATAAAGCTTTTCTTTGTTCTGAACTAAAGATGTCTTGGAAGTAAGCAAGCTTAGGAGTACCATCTTTATCTAAAGGTTTAATTTCATATTTGTCAGAGTTCTTACGAGTAACCTCAATTTCAGATTTGATAAGAGGAAGAATCTTACTTACAAATAAACTTTTAGGAACTTGAACTGGTCCCTCAGAAAGAAACTCATCTACTTGGTTAGTAGAATTACTGAAGCCTAAAAACTTTCTTAACCGAAGATCAAGTATTAATCCTCTAGTAGTTGCCTTACCACTAAGACGGTTAAGTTCTTCTACTCCTGACTTAACTAATCCTACAACATCAGCATAATGTTTTTTAGCCTGGTTAGAATCAATTGTCTTTTCACCTTCTCCTTTATCTTTAATTCCTAACAGGTTACCTAACTCTACCTTCCTATAAACTTCTTGTCCTTGTATAGTATCTGAATAACGTTCTCCGTTTGCCTTAAACAAATAAGACAATACAAAAGAACCTATAGTATTAGGATTGTTTCTAGGATCTAAGTGAGGAAGTTCGTCATAAACATTCTCTAATGTAGGATAAGTAAGTTCATCATTTAATACTCCAAGAACTCTAGTCATTAAAGTGTGTTGGTTTACAGACCAGATTTGTTTCTGTACTGCATTGTAACGCATGTCATTAACGTACTGAGGGTTAGCCTCTACTTCATACTGGATAATGTTAGATACGCTACTATTTTCACCATCTATTTTTCTTTTAGTTCCCTTATCCTCAACAATATGAGCAGAAGAAATGCTTGCCAAAGGAGTTGCAATGTAAGCTTGTGACTCAGAAAGTGCTTTAAGTTTGTTATAGATTAAAGTTACTCTACCTGCCTGAACTGTAGGATCTTCTTTTAAAAATAACTCAATAGAATTAGGACTTAAGTTAAATCCTAATGGAGTTAACATTCTATATAAAGAATTATTGTAGTCTTCAAAATCTTCCTCATCAATAGGTACTGCAGGAATACCTGGGAAAGTTTTAAAGTACTTTGGTGTGTTTAGGTATGCTGTACCTGTCTCGCTGTTAACTAGGGAGAACTCAGAAGGATTAAGAGAGAAAGCCGAATCATAAGAACGTTTAATGTTTTGAGAGTCTAATGACTGTGCTTGGAATATCCTAACATCAGTAATCTCTCCATTCTCATTTCTTTTAATGTCTGTAGTGTATCCTTCAATGTAAGGCATACTAAAGATACGATAGAATTCATTCTTAAAGTTTAAGTCACTTGTAAGAACTAGGTTCTCTTCTGGAGTTGGCAAGTAAGACAAGAACTGTGTGAACTGAGGATATACTTCAGCAATGCTTTCTATTCTAGAAAAGAGTTCTGAGTAAGAGTTTACTCCCGACAACCTACGTTGTAAGATGTTCCAGTTAGCACTAAAGTCACTCAACAGAGCAGTTCCAAATACAGGATGGAATAACTTTACTCCGTTTTCATACTTAGGAAGCGTTCTAAGAGCACTAATTAAAGCTTGTGAAGCCAACTGCTTCTGAGACATTTCGTTTACGCTAGCCTCATATGCAGCAAATTCAGAGTTCACACTTTCTAAATCAATTACTTGATTATTTAAAAGTTCTTTTCTAACCTTGTCTTCAAACAAGAAAGAGTTTTGTTTATGGAATCTTTGTGTAGCTTCAAAGTTTTCTAAAATATCTGCAATAGCATTAATGCGTGGAATGTACTCTCTGTTCTTCTCCTCTTCATACATCTCTAATAACTCATCATATTCTGAGTATAGTTGCTTAGCCATCATAGAATAAACTAGGTTGGCTTCTTTAGGATTAGCTAGTATGTTAACAAAGGTAAATCCTTTGTCTTTAGACATAGTATTAGCAGTAGATACATAAAGACTGTCTAGGTCATCTAAGTATTTTTTAGAGTCTACATAAGAAAGAGCATGACTTACTCCCTGGTCGTCATTGAAAGTATACTTCCCAGAATAAAGTTGTTTGAAGTATTGATTAGATTCTTTACGTTTAAATTCGTTAAGGTTTCCTTTGTACAAACGAGAGAAGTAATGGTCAACTGTCTTTTTATTTGAGAACAGGTTAGTAATAAAGTCCCAAATCTGTTTAAATATAGATTTAGATTCCGTAGCTTTCTTAAAAGACTCAGGCATTGTTACACCTCCACTCAAAGCATAGGCACGGAAATCATCTGCTAATCTTTCTTCCAATTGTACAAAAGGTAAGTTTCCGTAGATTGCTCTTGCTTCTGCATACAAAGCTTCTTTCTGTTCAGGTGTTAAGTACAACTGAGAGAATTCATGCCATGCTTCATGGTAAGCTTCTGCATAGTTAGCTCCTTCATATAAGAAGATACCTGCCTTAGACCATACAGCATATGCTTCAGGATGGCTAATAGTTTCATCAAAGATGAAAGGAGTGTTTTTAAATATAGGATTACTAGCTACCCAAGCTTTTGCTAAGGCATTCTGTCTAGCCGTAATAGAATTACTTAAAGATTTTTCTCTAAACAAGTAAGGATCTTCACTGGTAGGCGCTTCTCCTCCTCGTTGGGCATTAAGAATAGCTATTCTACTAAGCCTTCTAGGAGCTTCTTGTACTTTAGCTGTGCTTTTAATATTAGCATACCTCGGATTAATATCAGGATTATTAGCTCCAAAATAAGTAGTAGTTGATTTAGAAGTTGGACCTCCAATACCTCCTGGATAACGTAAGATAAAGTCTATAATGTTTTGGGCAGTTACTTCTTTATCTGAAATACCTGACCCTATACGTGCTACTTCATCTACTCCTACTCCTTCTCCTCTTTTACCTATGTAAGCAAATATAATTGCTTTACCTTCTCTTCCTTGTAGATTTGCTTTATCTGCAAATCTTACAAAAGAATCTCTACTTATTCTATTTCCTTCTAAAGCCATTCCTTCAAGAGGTAAATCTAATGTTCTAAAAGCCTCTTTCTCTTGTAAGTACTCTCTGTAAAGTTGCTCTTCATCTAGTGCATTTCCTTGTTCAATTTCACGCTGTCTTGTTGCTCTTGCTTCTACTTCTGATAATTGTTCTGAAGTTAATCTAGGCTGGTCCATAAGCAAGTCAAGTTGCTTTGGAGCAACAGGTATGTCACTAATAGGAGCGTTAGGAGTTGTATCTATGTCATCTACAGCAACTGAAGGTGCATTAAGAGAAACAAGTTCTGGACTAAAAGAAAATGTTCTATTCTCTTCTCTTTCATAGTTTGCTCCAAACTCAGGGCTCTTAATAAAGTCAGAGTAAGAGTTAAATAACTTAGTACTTATCTTACCTTTAGCATCTACTACTAAAGCAGTATAAGGTTTATCATCTTCTAAGAATCTTGCATCTACTAACTTGTAAGATAATTGTCCTATTTTTTCTAAATCTTCTTTTTGATTCTTAGACGGTTTTAAGTATTTTTTACCATCTTTACCTTTTACTTGATACTTTACTACTAATTTATTATCATTAGTCGTTGACAAGAATAAATTAGCGGCTTTAAAGAATCTAATTTTTAAAGTATTTTCTTTACCTACTTTAGTAGAATTTATTTGTCTATTTAGATAGTTTAAAAATAATGCTGCATCTTCTCTAATAGACTTATCAATAGTATCAGGCAAAGTACCTTCGTTAAAAGCATTAACAAGTATTTGAATATCATTACCATTAGTAGGAATATTTACACCTGTATATTGATAACGAGCATTTTCATTTTGTAGATAAACAACACCAGGTTTAACTGTAAAATCTTTTTCAGCTCCTTTAATAGTAAAGGCAGGTCCTGTATGTACATAAATCTTTTCTCCTACTGCCTTAGTTAAAGACGTAGGTTTGTCAAATCCTGATACAATACCTGTAATTGAAGATTTTAAAATCTCACCCTTACTAACTCTTTGTCTAATTGCTTGTTCTTCTGGTATTCCTGTGTTCTTAATAGCAGGAACAAATACATAAGCATTCTTATTAGTAGATGGTTTTCCCTTAGATGTAAACTTAAGTAAGTTATTATCAGAGTCTATAAACACACTACCCACCCCAGTTCCTATTTTAGAAGGATTATTTTCTAAGAATAATAAAATCCCTTCATTATGAATGGAAAGATTATTTACAGATAGTAGTTTCCTAAGTTCTGCCTTCTCTTCCTCACTAAGAGACTTAAGTTGTTTAAGTTCGTTAAGCCTTTCTACTGATCCTGCAGGTAATACAAACTCATATATACCCATCATGCTTTGAATCCTAACATCCATGTTAACAGCCTTTCCTAAACGTTTAGACTCAGAATAAGAATCCATAATGTTATAAGCAAGTTGTACTGCTGGATCGTTAAGAGCTACATTCTCCTTTGTGACAGATATTAACTGAAGTTCTAATCCTTTAAATTTTTTGAGAGGATCTGTAGATTGTGTTTTATCAGATCCCTGTGCTGAGTCATAGTTGTCTGATTGAATAGTCTCTTCGTCCTCTATAACTTCTGGTGCTTCTTCTAATACTTCAGTAGGTATAGGTTGTTCTAAAGCAGTCAGTTCGGCATCATACTTAGCATTGATTTTATCTATAACAGTTTTATTTGGATTGTTATCTTCTGCTATTTTCTTTAAACTATTATCTAAATTACCAACCCACTCTTCAATAAACTTTTCATTTGTAGTAGTATTTTCTTTTTTTATTTTTTCATCAAGAATTAATTGTCCTGTTTTAACATCTGTTTTTGTAAATATTCTACTTCCATCTTTAAATGTAATTATTCTAATTTCATCTAATGTTTCATTACCACTTAAAGCAGTATAAACTTCAATTTTTGTTCTAATAAAAGAATCACCTCTTTTTTCTACACGTTCAATTTGAGCATTAGTTTTATCTAATTCTTCTTGTCTTCTTCTTTCTATATCAGCCCTAGTATCTGTAGAAGTAGATATAGACTGTGCCTCTCCTATAAGGTTTTCTAAATGAGCAGCAAGTCTTTCTCTTTTCTTAGGACTAAGTTCTATTGTGTCTAAGTTTATGTTACCTTGCTTAGCTGCTTCATACATAGCTTCAACAGCTAATATGTTTTGAGGGTAAATAGCAAGTAAAGCAGACCTAACTGCATTTAAAGAATCTAAAGTCAATAGTCCATCAAAAAGACTTTTGTTAAACTCAGCTATCATTGTACGAGTCTCATCAGCAGATGGATCATAGTCTGCTAACTGTTGATTAAACTCAGCCAAGTAGTTAGAGTATTGAGTATAGATCTCTCTATCTACTTCGTCTAGTTGACCTGGAACATTTACTATAGGCTCAGGAGTTCTACTAGTATCTGTAACTACAGGGTTAGGCGAAAAGTTATTTACTTCAGGTGTGCTTGGAGCAATCTCCATAGCAGCCTTATTCATTTCTATAATTCTTGCTCTAGTATTTTCAGCAGATAATCCTCTAGTAGAAAGACTATAAAGGTTTTTACGATTAGAGATTATATCATTTTCTAAGTCGGTAAGAGTATTTGGATTCTCTGCCTTTTCTGTTTTATGAGCATCTAACTCAATAGCAAGAATAAATTTTTGATTATCTGTTAAGTGATCATGAGCACCTTCTTCTAGTTCTCCTGTAGCCAACTCATTTTCTGATAATTCAGAAACTGCAAGTTGTTGTTCTTGCATACTTTTAGTTTCAGGATTTCTTAAGTTCTTAGGAATCTCTGTTTGAAAATCATCCGTAGTTAAGATTTGTCTAGTACTTAATTCAGCTTGAATTGATTGTACCAACTCAGGCACAGACTCATCAAATGTTTTAGGCCCTTGTTGAGGAGCAATAGGAGAGTTAGCTAAACTAAACCCAGCATCAATAGCTTCCATTCTCTCTAAAGCAGGCATATAAGTTTCCTTTGCCATTGCTAACTCTAAAGCTGTAAGTTGTTCTGGGTTGTTTTCTAAAGTAGTTTTAAAGTTAGTTACCCTAGCAACAATGTTTGCATCAACTTGATCTTGAAATTTCTTATACTCTTCGTTTACAAACTGATATCTTTCATCTGCTACAGGAACAGTCAATAAAGACTGCCTTGTTTGTTCAGCAATACCTAACAAAGAAGTCATCCTAGTATCAGGACTAATAGCAGCTTTTGCCTGACTATTAAATAATTTAGAAATAATTTCCCTCTTATCAGTTTCTTCTAAGCCAGTATATTTATCTGAAAGTTTTTTCGTAGTAAGTATCTCTTTACTAGTTTTAGCAAGAGAGTCTTGGTACTCTGTTAGTTGCTCAGGAGAAAGTTGGGTAGTGTCTACATTCAACAAGTCTTCCTGAAACATAGAATTGTTGAAATATTGAAACTGAAGTTCTTTATCGTCTAACAGGTTTGTTAGATTCTTAATGTTCTTCATATCAGTCATAGAGTCTAGCCTTTTGGAAAGGTTATCTACTGCTGCTGTTTGTTTTAGTCCTTCTTCTTTGGTGAGTTTTCCTGCTTGTACTTTATTAGCAACTAACTGTTTGTACTTTTCAGGATTGTTTGCAATGTTCCACCTTGCTTGACCTAAACGTTCTTGTTTCATAGCACCTTTAGATGCTAAGTTAGTTGCTCCTGAAATAAATAAAGATGGAATAAATCCTTCTACAAATGTATCTAAGAAAGCATCACCTGTAAGTTGATTAGTTTCTTCTACTTCAAAGTTTTGAGAAGAAGCATATTTATCTACAAAATAGTTTCCTACAAGAGAACCTAATTCTTCTACAGACTCCTGAGTAGCACCACTTAAAGTTCTACGTATTGCTGCAGGTGCCATAAGTAAAGCAGCTTTAGTAGGACTTAAGGCTCCCTTAGGAAGAAGTCCCAATAGTAAATCTCTTTGAGTAGTTAAACGACTTAAACTTGCAGGATCTAGTTTACCTAGTTTAGCAAAAGCGCCATCTAAAGCACCATAAGCAATCTTACCACTAAACATGTTAACATCAGGTACAATAGTCTCAGTAAGACCTTCTACCCCTGCTCTCATAAGAGCTACGTTAAATGCTGTATTTCCGTCTTTAAAGTTAGAACGTTCTTCTGCATAGAATCTAGGAAACGTAGTTGCTGTAACTACACCCATAGTAGAAATACGTGGAGCAACACTCTTAATAAATGTAGCAGTACCTGCTTCACTTAATCCTGCAGCTGCTCCTATTCTTCCATAAGTTAATCCTGCACCTCTTCCAATAGCTCCTACACCTTTAGATAAAAGTATAGTAGTTGCTACGTCAGTTGCAATAGGAAGTACTTGTTCTACAGAAGCCCATAGATTCCAAGTTTTATTACCGTTCTTATCTGTCCAACTTACTTGACTCATGGTTACTCTGTCTCCGTGGATATCACGAGTAATCTCTGCGTCATCAATCTTATTGTTTTTATTTAAGTCTTTACCAACAAAATAAGTTGGAGGAGCTGCATACTCTGCACCTGACTTAATACGATACCCTAACTCATTAGCACCCCCTAGATAAGCTAAGCCTGCTACTTGTTTAAGGAAGTTAGATTTAATTTGTTGACCTGATCTGTATAAAGTTTCTCCTACAGAACCTTGATCTCCCTCAGCCCACATTTCATTCCTGTATACTTCTTGCTTTTCTCTTTCTTTCTTGCGAGTATATTGCTCAGGATAAAATTGTTTTAAGTAATTATCTTCTAGGGTATAAGGTTTTAATTTGTTACTTAAATTTTTAGAATAGGTAAGTTCTTTGTTTATGTTTGCTTTCTGTAAAGCCAAAGAATTCTTCTGGTCTTGATTCATAGATTGTTTAATCTGTGCATCAATGTCTGAAATTTGTTTTTGATAGTTTGCTACTTTCTCATCTACTGCACCTTTCATTGCGTAGTTGTACTGCATCTCCATACCTGCGTATAGATCATCATCAGTCTTTACGTAAGTAGACTTAAAGGTAGCTAAGTCTTCTTCGTTGTATAATCTAGAACCTACTTTGTGAGATTCAAAGTCAGCTAACCCATTAAGGATGTCAGCATTTCTACTTTGTTTAGATTTAATGTTTAAAGATAATCTTTGATTAGCATTAGGATTAGCTAACATCTTCTCTCTGTCTTCTAAAGAGTTCTCAGCAAAGTAAGCATCTGCTTGACTCTTAGCTAACTTAGAAGTATTGATTTGATTAACCCTATCTACTAACTCTCCATAAGACTTTCTGAGTGTATCTTTACCCTTACTACCTAGACTAGAGTTTGCAACACGATTGTATTTATCCCTAAGCTCACTTAAAGCTGCTTGACTCTCTTCAATAGTACCTTCTCTTAGAACCCTGTTAAGAATATCAGCAGAATCTTTTAATTCATTCTTAGTATTTAAGTCTATATCTGCTATCTGTGGAAGTGTAAATCCTAAATCTTTAGCATTACCCATTGCAAGAGCAGTACTTACGTTAGCGTTAGCTGCTTGAACGTCTGCCTCTAAAATACTTTGTACTCCTTTACCAATAGCTAACTGTGATTCAAAGGGCTGAAAAGCAGCACCACTTACTTCAGCAGCTCTGGTTAAGTTGGTAGCACTTTCTAATCCTGAAAGTGGTTTAGATTTTGTAAAAGGATCTAATCCTTGACTTTGTAATAATGCAATTATAGGATCTTGTGGCATGTATTAGATATTAAAAAAAATTTAAGATTATAAACAAATATAAGTAAATATAAGTAAATGTTACTTCTTGTCTATATCCCCGCTATACTTGGTTGTAGTACTTGTTTTTATAATTCCAGTACCGTCATCAGAAGTAGTAATACTGGTATCAGGAACTCCAATGTAGAAATTGCCTAAGTTAGCAGAGTTTCTTAAGAAGTCAAAAGATTGTATACCTCCTACTGTTTCGCTAAATGCTCCTGCAACACTTACAGGAAGACTTGAATTAGCTCCAGACATATTTTGATTTATTCCTGCTCTGATTCTTCCTAAATCTTCTCTAAGTTTTCTATTAGTAGACTCATAGTCTAATCCCTCACTACCTGTAAGAAGAGAAGTAATAGCTTGTTGGTATTTAGCATTGATTCCTCTCTTAGGAAGTTTAGCTAATGCCTGTTCGATAAAGAACAACTGTTGTTCTCCTGTAGCTTTCTGTGCCCTTCTTAAGTTGTTTACTGCTTCGTTAAGATTTTCAGTTGCTCCTGCATTACCATCCTTACTAGCTTCTTGAGATATGATAGCAAGACCTGCTGCAATTTTATCAAAGTTTTGAAGTACAGGTTTAACAGCAGAGGTATCAACTTGGTATCCTACTTTTTGATTTAAGTTAGCCATGTCGATTGCAGTCTTTCTATCTGCGTTAATCTTACGCATCTGCCTAGCATCTTCGTTAGCCTCTTTCCAGTATTGGTTAGTAATAAGATCTCTACTTACTTTTTGAGAAGCATACATGTTACCCATATTAGTAGCAAACTTATCTTGATATATTTCCATGTACTCTCCTAAGTCAAAGTCTTCAATAGGAGTAGCAGCTTTTTGTTCAGCCAATAATCTAGATTGTTCGTAGTAAGTAGCTTTTTGCTTAGTCTGTTCTAGCTGCGCTTTAACTGTAGCTGAACCTGTAGTGTTATAAGCTTTTTGAAGTCTGTCTGACTCTGCTTTAAACATTTTAGCGTTCTCTGCAGCTGTAACAGCCTTAGCTTGCATATCTTCTACGTAACCTTGGTGAGCACTTTCTGTTCCTACTTGTTCTAAACTATAGCCAGCATCCATTTGAAACTGACGTAACTTATTAGGATCAGTAGCAATAAAAGACTTAAACTTGTTAGCTAGGTCTGTAGTGTTATATCCTTCTACAGTTACCTTCTCAATGTAAGCAGGTCCCATAGCAGATTTCATATTAAAAGACTCATCCTGATTAGGCTTTTGAGTTTTCATAAACTCCATCCAATCTTTAGAAAGATCTACATAAGGAGTGTATTCTTTTCCGTAGCCAATCTTTTGACCTAGCTTACCACTCTTCATGTAGTCTTGAACATCCTTCATATAGAAATGATCATTGACTACACTACGTTCTCCTGGCTTCATCTTAGACAACTGATCTTGTCTACGAGATACTTCTTTTCCATTAGAGATAGCCGTAGTAATGTACTGATCTCTCTCTAAGGGTTTACCTACACTAAGAACTGCTTGTACGTTTGCTTTGTTAGAGAAGTCTAATCCTGCACTATTACTTATAGACTTAACTAGGTTACCCATAGACTTATCAAAGTATTCTTTCTCTACATCTGTAAGGATAGAACCTCTAAGGTTGTTATAACTATCTAAACTTTGTTGTACTTTAGATACACCCTCATCATACATCTGTTGTTTCTTTTCAGCAAACTTAATTAAGTCTTCTGCTGGTAAAGGAGAGATGTAATCTGGGTAAACAAATTTGGTATGTTGTGCTGAGATTGGCATGGTTTAATATTTAGATTTTTTATACATTCCGTTCTTAGCGGTAGCTTTAGTAGCTTTAGCTGTATTAGCTTCCTGATCTTTCATATAATTGAAATAATCAAAGGCAGCTTTCATTCCGTCAAAGTTCATTTGTCCTGTAGAATTAACATTCATACCTGGGGCAACAGTAGCAATTCCCATAGCCTTTAAGTTTTCATCTTGTTCAAACTGACCTTTCTTAGTTACAAGACTTGCAACAGCTGCTTGTTTTTCTGCAGACTGTGCATCCCTTGCTTGAGCTATTGAGTTATTGTATACACGATCAAATGCTGCTGCATTAAATTGATCTGCTTGAAAACTTGAATTAGCATTAGCCATGTCTGCTTGAGAACGTGCATTAGCATCATAGTTCTGTTTTGCTCCAAATGCTTTTTGTTTAGCATCTAATCCTGCAATGTAAGACATATTAGGATCTGCTCCTGCTCTAATAGCTGCTGTACCCATATTATCTATATCTTGAAGTTCGCTCTGAATGTTTAAAGTCTGAGGGCGAAGATAAGGAGCATCTATCTCAGGAATAGCATAAGGATAAATTTCTTGTGACTGAGCAAGTCCCATAGCCTCAGGAATTGCTTGGTACAAAGGAAATTGTCCAGGAGTATAAGTACCTGACTTACCTGGGGTTACATCGTTTATCTTTGTTCCATCAGGGGGAATACCACTACTGTCTCCTGGAGGAATTTCTCCTGGAGGAGTCTTAGCTTTAATAGCATCGTAATGCTCAAAGCCAAACATAGAATCGTCACCTGCTTGTGGTCTAAACTTTCCTTCAGGTAAATATTTTTTGAATGCAGGATAAAAAGCTTTCTCTCTAAAGTACTCATCTCCGTAAAGTTTTGAAGCATCGTTAATATCATACCCTTCAGTACTTACACCCATTAATTCAAAAGCTTTCTTACGAGTATCTAATTCATTTAATTTACTCGCTCCCTCTTTACCTAAACTTTCTGCTACAATCTTCTTTTCAAAATCTTGAGGAGAAAGTCCTGAGTGAAATCCTTTAATGTTAGCAGATCCTGTAATTCTTGCATTAGAACTTTGTACTAAGTTATCAACACCATAAGACTCAGCTGCCTTTGCTATACCAGTAAGTGCATCTTGATCTAAGCCTGCAGGTACTTCTAATCTATAAGCTCCTACTGTTCCATCTTTCTTTTGAAATCCTGGATCCCATTTAGCATAAGTGCGAATTTGTGGAGGAAGACTATCTGTACTAGGTTGAGGATTTTTTTTACCCCCCTTAGCCATTTGTAAAGTTTCTTCTTCTTGAACATTTCCTCCGTATTGCATTTCTGCAAGTATTTTATCTTGCACACTTTGAGGAAGTGCTCTGAAACCTGCATTGTTTATGCTTGCTCCGTGCTTTGCCTCCATCTCTCCATTAGAATCTCCGTTAAGATATTGTTGATCTTTAAACAGATCATCAAGAATTTTTTGGTTACGTTGCATCATAATACCTGCAGTATCTTTATCTACCTGTTTAGCAAAAGGATTATCAAGAGTCTTTTTATATGATGTGATGTCGTAGTTTTTAGCCATTTGAGCAAAGGTTTTCTTAGAACCTTCTGGCTTTAGACTGTTAGAATATACACGAGTTTCATCAGGAAGGTTTGTAGGTATACCTCCATTTAAATGAGAAGGACCTGAAGCCATTTCTGTTTCTAAGTTTGGAAGTTGGATAAACTCTCCACCTTCAATCTCTACATTATTATCTCCACCAGAGGAATAACGTTTGTTTATTTTTGCACCCATTTCTGCTTTAATTGTAGGCTGATATTCTGTACCTCCACTTGTTGTACGACCGTACATATAGTTGTAATCGTAAAGAGGTTTAGAATTTCTTTGTTGTATTGATTCGTTAAATTTACGTTCATTCCTTAAGTCTTGGTTGTATCCAAGAGCAGAATCTATTCCTAGTAGTCCTAAACCTACGAGTGCATTTTCCTGTCCTTTAAACTGATCAAACCAGTTTTTTTCTAAAGAACCTGCGTCTTTTGTTTTAGTTAACTCATCTGACTTTGAAAATTTTTGTTCTTCTGTAGGTACTTGATTAGGATCCAAAGTAACATACGAAGACATATCTAGTTCAGGTACTTTAGGATTAACTTTAGTCTGCCAATCCCATTTTTCTTGTGGACTAGAAATAAACCCAGGAATATTAAGAAGTTCTCCTGCGTTGTCTGGGTTATCTGTAAGTTGTGGGTTAGACAAGTTAGTGGCTTTAGGATTAAGATCCTCTCCCCCATTACCAAATCTTTTAAATAAGCGATTTCTTAACATGTTTTAATTAATTATGTTATTAACATAGAAGGTTAATAACTGCTTGAGTTTAAGCTAGTTATACAAATATACAAGATTAAGATAAAAAAGCAAGGGTTGATTTCTCAACCCTGTCCTCTACTTTTCTTGAGATAATTTTTGCTAGACTTAAGCTTAGATGCTCTAGTCTTTGCTACAACTCCCTTTCTTCTTACCTTAGGTTTAACCTTGAACTTTGAAGATGAAGATGTATTTGATTTAGATGTTTTAGCTGCCATATATTTAGTTTTAGTTTTAGTTTTAGTTTAACATTTCCAGCGTCTACGTGCTTGACGTATTCTGCTGTTAGGATCATTCTGTGTAGCCTGTGAAGATCTACGTAACTGTCCTAATGAACGAGCACAATAAGATTTTCTGCGACCAGCTGCTTTGCTTCCTGCTTTTACGTCTCCTGTTACTGCTGTACTTAGTTTAGATCCAGGGTTTGCTCTACGATAAGCCATAACTCCTTTTTGAGTCATACCTGCTCCCTGTTTAGTAGGACGATAGTTTGCTCCTGGGCCTTTAGTTGTATGAGAGATAGTTCCTCCTTTAGCCATGTATGCTTTCTTTAAGCGACTTTCTTTTTTAATCTTAGTCTCTTGCTTAAGCATTTCTTTTGTAGGCTTCTTACCAGAACCTTTATTAGCACGAATGTTATCCCACAAACCTCGTTGTGAGTAAGATCCATCCTTACGTTTTATCATCTGTTTCATTTCTTTACTTTTGATTTAGCTAAGAAAGAAGGTAAATCATACTTTACCTTTTCTCTGTCAAACTGTTTGGATAATTGATTAGCCAATTGCAATCTGTTTTTTTTGTCTTTAACTCTACGAAGAATACTCGCTACTCCGTCTACCATTTCTTTATCATCATCATGATCTTCTACTTCTCCTCCCTTTTCAAAAGACTTATTATATCTAAATCCTACACCATAGTTAACAGGTTCTTTTGGAGTGTAGTTTACATTACCATAAACAGAAAGATTAGGATTAAGTTGATAGTTACCTGCAACTGCTGAACCTACTAATTTATTTTTATTAAAGTTAGCTTCTGCATTTACATTCAGTTTATTACTCATGACCGAAGCCATAAGATTTCCTGGAGTATAATCTACGTTAAGGTTCTTATAAGATGCTCCTACGCTAGGAGTAATATACTCCTGTTTACCTGATAGGATATTAGTAGAACCCTGTAGTTTGCCACGTAACGATTTAAAAGAGGGAGAATAAGAATACCCTACACTACCTTCAGGAGATATGTTGTCTAAAGATACAGAACCTCCATTAGGCATTTTACGCTTCTTAGAATTCTTATATGCACCCTTAAGTCTTGAACCTGAGGGTGCATTAGAATTTGCAATTATAGAACCGTTAACTCCTGGAACAAACATATTAGTTATTTAGGGTAAACTTTCTTCCCTGGAGTTTGTCTAATAGTTCCAACTTTTCTAGCATACTCAGCTCTATCTGCTGTTTTTCTACTAACAGCGTCAAAGTTACCTGATCTCGTATTGTCAGTATATCCTGCATTACCTGCATTACTAGTTCTCATGTAGGGATCAGAAGTTGTTATTTTAAATTCAGAATTAGTTTTTTGTGTAGCAGAAGCTTTAGAAGCAGAGTTTGTTGAAGCTGTCTTAGACTTAATATAAGCCTCGTAAGCCTTTTGTGTTTTAGGACCCCAAGCACCATCAGCTGCAATATCATAACCTTTACTACGCAACATTTCTTGGTAGGCTCTTACTTTCTCAGAACCTCCTTTAGTAGTTGCAGGAGTTGCAGGAGCATTAGCTACAGGACGAGCTGCATTCTCTGCTTGAGCTTTATCCCAAGTAGATTCATTGTACCAGTTTGCAGGACTTTCAATAGTGTTAGGAGCAACAGGCATACCCATAGGAGCAGTTGCAATACCTCTAGGGTCTACACGTGAAGCATATTTGATTACATCCTTTACTCCTTTACGTGTAATCATACCTTCTTCTCCTTTACGCATTCCTGCAAGAGTTTTAGATAGGTTAGCTTTCTTTG